GGGTATCCGTAGCTGAAGCTACTGTTGCTACTCCATCCCCACCGGCAATAGTTAATGTGTTACCGTCAGCAATTGGTTGACTAGACCCGCTATCTCCAGCGGCTGTAAAACCATCAACCCCAGCTTTCCTAGTGTAAGATATACACCGCCAATCTGCTGAAGCGTATTCGTAGAATTCAGCTATATCTCCAGCAGCTGTAGTTATGTTTGCAGCACCCGGAAGAATTAGATTGGTAGCATGATGCGTAAGAGTTAGTATTGCATCAAATTGCAACAGGATTCTTGATCCGATACCTTTACTAGCTATAGAAGTTATAGCAGTAGTACCAGTAATATCAAAGTAATTACCATCTCCTAAAGTCATGTTGGTAGCAGAAGCTACATCGTCGCCTTGCTTAAATATTACATCTTTAGAAAACGTCGTGTCTTCAGAAAACGTCCACGTACCAGAAATAGTTTCGTCTGCTGCGTTCTCTGCCTTAGAGGATATAGCTGTAGAAATTCTATCTAATTCCGTATCTATATCTGAACCTAGAACTTTCTTGTTGGCGTTACCCGCAGGAAGTCCATCTTTAGCAGAATAGTCATTTGCTTGTGTGTAGTCGCCCATTATCTGTTTATTCTCCCTGTTTTAGCTAAGATATCCATTTTTTGTATGGCAAATGGATTCCCATCTATATTTACGGATAATCCAAAACTTAAGTGTTGTCCTGTACGACTTGCAGAAATATTGTTCATTTGTACAGAATTAGCCGAAGTTCCATATTCAGCAGTTCCAAACTCAGCAGTTCCCCACTCGTGTGCCGTAAGGTTAGGAAGAGTATATGAAGCCGATTCTCCTGAATCATCAAAGTCCACTTTCCACTTTACAGATACAGTTGATTCAGAACCACCTATAGTAGTAGTTTTTATAGTTTTAAATACTTTTAAATTCGTGTTACCAAAGTCTGTCCAGCAAGATTCGAAATCAAATGTGTATGCGTTTCCGTTATCTTTATATTCGTCGTACTTTCCTATTGTTCCTTCTCCGCCAAAATACAATAATTCATCAATAGCAGAATAATAAATTGAGTTGATGGCTACGGAATCCCATCTAGTAACTCGTAAAGAACGGTCTTCTAAAGGTTGTTTTGTATCGAACACCCAAGTTTCGTCAACTGCGCCCGGAGTAACCAGCAAATAGAATCCGTCTATTGGATCGTGTGCAGATTTAATTTTACCTTTGTCGGATACTAACTCAACAGAAAGTCTTAAATCTAATCTGACATTTTTAGATAACTCTGTTAGAGGTTGGCTTTTCAATTCCAGACTTCTAACAAGCGATCTGATACCACTATCATCTAGAAATATAAGATCGTCTCCAACATTTTGCACAGAGTCTCGCGCTATACATCCCACCCCTTCGATGATGTCGCTAAGAGTTGGGGTAGTAGTGGGAGATGCCATACCACTCCAGATAAGAATAGAGTGTCTACCAAATACTACTAGTTGATTATTAAATTCTGCTATTGCAACAATAAAGTCTGTTCCGTTGGGCCAATATATAGCTGTGTCAATAGTGCCTCCACCAGTTGACCAGTGCGTCTCATCTAGTTGAGCGCAAAACTTTATATCTGTTTTGTTAGTATCTGCTACAAACAACCTACCGTAAACAGAAGCTACACAATTACCCTGTGGCACAGATCCAGAAGCTGCTGATATAGCTGCAAAGTTACTAGTTCCTGACCACACAATAGGAGCGTTGCCTTGCTGAACTCCGACTACTTTGCCATTAAAATTAACAAACTGCCAGTTGTTTGCACTAGGACTAATAGACCCTGTTATGTCCGTTAGGGTAGAAGTACCGTGATGTATTTTTTTACTACTAGAAACTGTTGCAGTTGAAATTATAAAAGACGTGTCTTTGTCTTTTTCGTATTCGAATAACTGTTCAATATCCGGTGTACCAGTTAACGCACTACTAGTTAATTTGTTATATCCTTTTCTAGCAGCAAGACGTCCGTTTTTATCAAACACGCAATTGTTTGCAACAAGAGCACAATCCGGTTCAATGGTTATGTTTTGCTTTTGTGTAAAAAGCCCCCTAAATCCTGGGCTTTGTATAGTAGTTGAAGTTATAGGTGTTGGCATTATACTGGATGAAAGTTAATTTCCTCTGGTATTGACGCAGTGTCCCAAGAAATAGCGGTGTGTAGTGCTGAACGGTACATGAGATCGGCTTCTTGAAAAAGTTGCCCCCCATCCTCCCCTCTCTCCGAGACAGCTTTAGCCCATGCACCGAGCACTACAGCGTCGTCTGGTACGGTTAGTACCGTAGTATCAGTACTAAAATCTGTTAGTGGGTTAACAGCGTAAAACTCTATAGTATCCGCAGCACTAGGAGTTGGAAACAACTCAATTTGCATTTCACCGGAACTACTATTAAAACCCATAACCTTGTACCAAGTGGGACTTCCCGTTTGAGAAGAACCCAAATTACTACGTCTTTGAAACTGAACGTGAGATAAAGGTCGTATAATATAATCTTGCGTAGTGTTGTGAACTTCTAATATTCTAGTTCTTCGGTTAGTACCCGTTACATCATAGGTACTGTCGTCGGCAGTTAGAGTGATTGCTATCTCGGTTCTAAGACTAGTCCAGTTCCAAGCGTCTTCAACTTCTCTCTTTGCGTCGTTTACGAATTTGCCGATCAGGGTGCTGTATGTCGTGTCTTCCACTGCTGACACTTGACTCTCCCTCAACCGAATCAACACGTCGTTCACTAGATTCAGGTATGTTGCCATGTTCTTCCTCTATAGGTTCTTCCCATTTACGTATACGTTGATGGAGTTTTCCTTTTTTATCTCTCCACACGTAGCGTTTTCGGAACGTTTGGGTAGGAACATCATTGTCAACTTGATTCAAATCTCCAGCTCGTATACTAAAAAAATGTGGTTGACTTTTCATGTTGGTGATCTCCTATATACAAAACCCTTGTAACTTTTTACTTGCTAAAAATACCGCATCTCCAGGTTTTGCATTCGTATATTCTTCTAAATAATTTACATTGCTGTAACACTCTTTTAACTTTTTGTGCCACCATTGCAACGGTTTAATTGTTCTGTGTACATTAGTTCCATCTGATAGTACGTGTTTTGCTTTCCTAGTTGAAATCACAAATAGAACGTGCCTATTCATAAACAAGTGTATGTCGTCTAAAACGTTATCAACATAATTAGGTTCTATGTGTTCGAGGACGTCGATGCAGAACACGACGTCATAGCTTCCTCTCGGACGTTTACTATATGTGGGATTACATGGGTCGTACCTGAAAGTTTCTTCGCAAAATGTTCGAAGATTACCCTTTCCACACCCGTAATCCAACGCAGTTTTGGCATGTGCACCAGCCGCTTTGATGACTTTTTCGTAACGTTCTCCAGTCCCACATCCCCAATTAGGATCATTGTTATGCTTCTCCTCGTTTAGATTCTTGTAATCTTCGCTTAATCTGGTAGGGGTCATAACTATTCCTTTCGTTGTAAAAGCTAAAGAAATCCGGTTCGAATACTAATTCTATAGGAGGATCAATAAACTTATCTAACGCTTGTTTCCTCGATTCTATTAGTTCCAGATGTTTCCAGTTTTCACTCCAATCCACTATAAATGTAGGCACGTCTATATTTAATTTGTGTGCTATCCAAACTCTAGTGGTTCCATAAACTGCGTAGGTATTATCATCGAAACACCAACAAAGTGCTGGGTTTCTAAACCCGTTAGATTTAACGTCCGATTCAAACTTGTCATAATAAGGTTTGTCCACGCGGTATCTACTATAAATTGGATGAAGCGGTCTGTACTCGTTTCGTTTAGGTACGTAAACATTTGTAGATAACCCTTTCCCGTTTACTATACCGTATCTTATTTCTGGTATAGTTGTGTATCTCTCTATTCCATGGAACCCCATTGATCTATAACTTGTTATAGAATAAGGGGTATCGAATTTAGATACCCCATTACTCAACTACAACTAGAATAAGTCCGCTCTTGGTTTAAGAGCAGCAGCTTTGTAAGTTGCAGAACCCAAATCTACTGCACCGCCAGTGTTATTGGCGACTATTACCTCTACTGTGTTTGCTGACGTCACTGTGCCAGTAAGAGTCAAATCTGCCGTATCTATAGAGCACGACACTAAAACCATGTCTCCCAAAGCCGCACCCGTACAGGTTATAGATTGGTTGACTTCGTTTCCATCGGCAATACTGGCTATATTCGCTGTAGCTGACCCAGTTGAGACGTTTTCAAACACATCTTGAAATTGTCTACGTGGCATAATATTCTCCTAAAGGGGGGCACCACTAAGGTGCCCCACAAATGTTAAGCGGGTACGATAAACACAATACCGGCGTCATTACGAAGCTCGTCGACACCATAAATAGTGTCGGCGGTAAGCAAGTCGGCTAAAAACTCTTGCTTGTACTGAGTCTGAGTGCGAACACTCATTTGCTCAACCAAGACAAAAGCACTCTTGTGAAAGATCATACCAGCACGGAACGTAGTAGTACCACCCGAATCCAGCGCCTGTGGACAGTTAGTAGAAACATAAACGGGCATACCGTAAATGTCGCCAACCAAACCATTACGAATAGTGTTACCACCACCCGCATCACCCACAAATGCCTGTTCTGTGAACCGAGACAGACCAGTAAGAGTCTTCTTCTCAACTGGAGGAATAACCAGATAACGTTCAGTCATCGGGACATCCGCGTCGTCAAGAGTCTGAATCATCTTACGGATACCAGCATCAGCAAGTGCCGCACCATTACCGTCAGTCGTATCAGCCCATGTAGTACTACCGTCAGAACCAATAACAGCACCAGTACTATTAGTATAAGTCAAGGTTCCACCCGGAGTGTCAACTGAGGACGTGTCCTCAGTAGCACCCTGTAGAGAAGTACCCTGAACGTGAATGTGCCAGTCAACCATGCGAGCAAGCGCATAACCGGCATCGTCAGTATAAAACTTACGAAGAGAGTTCAAACCCTGCACATTAGCCAAATCCTCAATCAAACGAGAGTATTCAAAGTGACGATCAATAGTTACATTGACCACACCCTCTACGTTATTGATAAGAGTGACTTGAGTAGCATGAGACTTAGAACTCGCAGTACCCCGAGTTGGTGACGGAATATGAACAGTGTCACCTTTCTTACCTCTGTGGTTAATACGTGAAACAAGATTTCCCATTACGAGATTCGACTTGTACGCCGCAACAACCTCATCAGACCAGAGTTCGGGGATAAAATTGGCAGCTTCAGTAACACCAATGGCGTTCGCTGCATTAAAGTTAGCCATAATTTATCTCCTAATTATGAGTTTTATTTGACCCGGCCTTCAGCATATGCAGTCACAATGTCTGACTCCATAGCTTCATATCTTCCCGGATCGCTTAGTCTGAGGTTCATTAACTCAGACCGTTTGTAAATTTTCTGACTTGAACCTTGACCCGAATTACCATACTCTGTAGAAGCATTTTTCAATCTGGTTCCCCTATCCTGATTAGCAAGATTTGCTTCAGCGTGTATTGCTTTCTTATGGACTTCCCAATTTCCCAGAAGTTCTTTTCCAGAAGTATAATCAGCCTGATTAGCCCTAATTTGTAAATCAAGACGAATCGGACTTTCTGATACCCACTGTTGAAACTCTGAAGAGTTTACAGTGTCATTCCATTGTGGATATTCACTGTTCCATTTAGAAATAGTATTATGCTGTTCAGCGTCTCCTACACGTCCTACGATAGGGGCCAATTTTTCTTCTAGTACCTGAGAAATATATGATTCAGGATCATCATAAAAATCAGCTTTAGTTGGAGTATTACTGACATCGGTATTAGTAGTCTGTGATATCAACTTGTCTGCCAAACCTCTAAGCTCTCCTAACTCTTGTCCCTGTCTACCGTAATCTCTCTCAAGATTTTGATAAGACATAACGATATCTTCAATATTTTTATCCTTAAATTTATCTGGAACAACAAAGTTCGAAGTGTTATTCGGTTGCGTATTACCTTGAAGATTCTGAGAATTCTCAGTAACTTCTTCAAGTTCATCTCCTAGATTGTCTACTATACGATCTGCCGTACTCATAATTTACCTCCCGCCTTTCGGTTATGGTTAATGGCCTTTTAATGACTTTACTTGTGAAGGAGACAAGTTACTGTAGTCATCTCTAGGTTCTCGTTTTGCTTCTTGTTCGTGAATCCTTGCCCATCTGTCCCCAGCTGTGGTAAACGCATCATCTGTTCCGTCTAACTGGGATCTGACAGGGGTCACAATCCTTCGTGCATTGCCTCCACAACAAGAACAAACTAATTGTTCGTTCCGTTGTGACAGTGAAGTAAATGTTTCAAATTGGTGTGAACAACGGTTGCATTCATATTGATAGAGAATCATGTTCCGGTATCCTGGTTTGGTCTTGTTCGTACACTGCTTCTATCATGTCAGCAAAGTTAATCGTTTTCGAAAGGATATCTACTTGTCCTTTGTAAAAATAAAAACTTTCTTCGTTACCGTTAAATGCCCCGCTCTTAATTTCCTCTAACGCTTGTCGTTGTTCTTCAACAAATTGTTTCCAGCCCTCCCTGTGAAACACATCGAAATAGTTCTCGTAATATTTATCCTCGTCGATTTCATACATTCCGCTACCTCATCTAGATAATGGGACCTGATTGCAACTGTTTAGTCGTCGTCCCGTCTGATTATAGCTGTGGTACATCTGGAACCGGTGGTGGTACATTTGGAACAGGTTGTGTCGGCATTGGATTTGCGGCAGGTTGTTGTAACGCGGAACCCAACTCATTTCTAATGCCCCCAAGAGAATCATCTACACTAGCTTGCTTTTCTTGCATAGCACTGATAGCTGTTAGTATTCCTTCCACCTGTTCCCGCATATCATCTACCGAACCTATTTTAGTTTCTGCGGTACTCTGTAAATCTTTTAATCTATCTATATAAGCTCCTAGTTGATTTCCCACTTCCTGGGATTCCGCTTTGGCTATGTTCATTATAGCTTCAGATTCTGATTCGATACGTTCGCTTTTAGCGCGTTCTAACATGATCTGTTTTTCAGCCACATCCAATCCAAACTTGTATTGCATTTCTTGTTCTTTAAGAGTGTTGCCGTTAGTAAGACGCGCATGGGCTTGAGCTTCAATAAACATCTTATCTTCAAGTTCTTTTTTCTTGAGTTCCAACTCTTGCATCTTAAATTGAAACTCTGGAGACTCTTCCGGTTTGGGAGGATTAAGTGTCTTTTCCATAAAACTTTGTATTAGTTTCCTTGCTTGTTCTTTATTGGAAAGACTGGAGTTTTCATATATAGAATCCAGGATAAGCCAATAAGCTGGCGAATCCGGTGGTACAGTATTCAGCAAATTAGAAAGTTGCTGCTGTTCAAATTCTCGCGCCATAATACCCATGCTGCAATGAACTACAAACTTATAATCTTTTACTGGATATCTTTCTGGATCAAAGTCCATGTAGCGCCACAAAGACTTCTTAACGAGCGGATCTAAAAAATGTCGTTCTACATTTTGCATAGTTCTTTTTTGACGCTTAATCGCCCCAGCCAACATCATTGACATCCCCGAAGCTGTATTGTTTCTTGGACTGATTCCAGTGGGTGTGGCAGAATCCATGGACCCTGTGCCCATCTGTATCATCCTTTCCAGCTCTCCGGTTTGCTGGTATGTGTTCGGATCTGGGCCGGGGAACTGTATGGGAAACAGTGACTCTCTGGGATTACCATTGGTTATGATGGTTTTGCCGGGATGTACCGACATTCCATTGTTGTTTCCACGAGGAAGAGACGCCACATCTACAGCGATCATGGGGTTGTTACTGAAACTAAGACCGTCAATGCGTGCTCGCATTTCAGCATCCAGTGCTTTTTGTGAGTTATAACCTTTCTCTGAAACACCACGACCAAAGAATCTATTTGGAACAGTATCGTGCTGATAAGCAATAATAGATCGATCTTTCATGATGTGAGGATTTTCTACAGCTTTCAGAACAAACGAATCGTTAGCAATAGTTACAATTGCTTCCATCAACTCTTCGCCGTCAATGTCCGTAGGTCGCGCATCGCTACCATCGTCCCCAAACAAGTGAACAACCATTTCGTTTGAGAACTGGTCGTTAATAAATTTAGCTGGAACTAGTCCGTGATATTCAGTAATCTTTACCTTTTCATCTGGAGAAATATCACCGAACTCTACTTTACCTGATGTGTTTCTGACATCATCTGTGCCCTCTGGTACCGAACCAAACTGACCCGCTTTATAAATACCTTCTTCTTGTTTCTTGGTAATCGTGTGTCTAGGTACCATCATGATGTGAGCACATCCCATAGCATCGTCAATGTTGCGTGCTACAGGATCTATAGCAAAGTTCATAGGCTCGATAGGAATCAATTTGATACGTATCCTATCTTTAGGAACAATCATAGGAGCACTGCCTGGTCCTACCGGATTATTAGGATCTAGAATAAATTCTCTTGTTTCGTCAATGACTATTTTTGCAATCCCCGTCCCGTAAATTGCAGCGTTAAGGTACGTTTCCGATATGGCGGATTTAACACCGTCGATCTCAAAATCTTCCAACAACTGCTTATTGAGAAACTCCATGTCTTCATTATCGGAGTCTGCTCTATCGTCCTGAAGATCAAGCCAACGGACACGTCCGAATGTAGCTTCCTCCAACTCAGCAACCGTTGATTCAATGGCTTGTTGCAAAGCAGGAGCGATAATTCTAGATCGCTCAGATTTTCTGGTTTTGTCTTTGGAAGACCATATGCCCCGCCAGAGTCTGTAATATTCATTCCACTTGTCTTTGAAGTTCTCATCTCGATACCTTATCCAAGAATCCACGCGCTCGGTTATCCACGAAGCCACATTATTTCGTGTGTCTGTGGGAGCTTGAGCATCCATGCTAGCTGGTTTATTAGTGTTATCGTCTACAAGAATATCTGAAGTTGCTGCCATATTCTATAACCTTGTTATAGGATTAGTATCCTGAAATAAGATCAAGTGGTTGCCACGATTCTTCGTGTTCGCTGGGATCAAAATACGCAACTCGTGCAACCTGATCTATGTATGCTAATGCGTCTAACATGTCATCGTGACTCATACGATTTGGGAAATCTAAACATTGATCCCTAAACTTTGTTAGGTATGCGCCATCGTTAAACGTGATTCGTCCGTGTTGCATTCTACCTTGCAACGCCCAAGTAATTCGTTCTATCTTTTTCTGTCCGCCGTGCCTGGTTTCCATCAAATTGGGATAGATGTTCAACCGCTTCATCTGGTCGTGTAAATACGGCAAAATGGCGTTCCTTAGAGATCCGCCTTCTATTCCAACCGACAACGGTCGGTACTTCCTAACTGCCGTTAATAGTCTTAAAGATGCTTCCCTGATGCCCCAACGTCCAGTGATTATATCGTCTACGTACCATCCATCTGTGCCTACTTTTACACAAGCGATTGCACATTCGTCAAATCGCTTCAATTTGGATTTAGTGGTGGCAATCGACTCTACATAACCGGCTGGGTCCATACTAAGGTACCAGTCGCCTTCGACCGGTTCTGTGCCTGTAATTATCTGCTCTTCAAGAAACATGTTGCCGCCGCCAGTACTGAAGTTCGCTTCGTATTCTTGGCGGAATGCCTCGTGAGACATTGTGCGACGTTTCTTTTCAACCTCCTCGCTATCGAGAAATGGGTTGTCAATGGATCGATATTCGAACGACGTCCAGTCTTCTTCGTCTTTTGCTTCTATCCAAAGGTCGTAAAAGTGATTCTTTCCTGCCGGGGTTCCTATAAATAGGGCTTTGCCCTTAACGTCTGTTAGCGTGGGTTGGATAATTTCTTCCCACGTTTCCGGTTTCATGGTGGCGAACTCGTCAAGTACCACAAACGACAAACCGACTCCTCTTAACGTATCTGGTTTATCCGAACCTTTCAAGTGAATGACTCTGCCGTTCTTAAGCCTCAACTGGGCAGTATTCTCCAATGCTGAATCGTACATACCATCCGCCAACTTCTTTAGTTTTCGCCACACCGCGTCTTTTGCTTGTTGAAAGGTGGGGGCCACGTAGAAAACGTCCTTATCAAGGAGATCGTAGCCAAATTCATTTTGTGGTTTCAACGCTTCAATCAAGAGGTTAATACAAGCCAGTTCTGATTTGCCCCAGCGTCTTCCCGCGACCACCACCTTAAATCTTGAGGGATCTCTAAAAACTTCTTCTTGGCCTGGGTGTAAAGTGAAGTTAAATTGCAATAATCCATGCCTTACTTAGCAATACCTTTGTACTTTTCCCAAGTACGTAAACCGCCCAATCCAAGCATTCCAAGTAGAACAGGCATCATTGCCCCCAAATCCACGGGGGGGAGATCCACATACTGCCCTCGTTGAACCAATACAAAAGTCAACACCGGCTGAGCAAGATAGGTGTAGAACAGCGCCAATCCACAAGACCATCCAATAAAAGGACGCCAACCTGCAACAAAAATGTTTCTGTGTACCGCTTCTTGACGGTTGACTTGTATTTGTGCAAGGTCAATCTGTGTGAGATGTTGGGACAAACGCGCCTCAATCTCTCGCTTTGCCTTTTCCTTCTCCTCCTTGTTGGGAAAGAATCTGTCTAGTACTTCCCCTACCAACGGTAAAATACTAGGCAATAAT